AAATTAGTTACAAAAGCCTTACAATTATTTAAAGATAATGAAGGAATAACATATATTGCTCAAAGGGCAAAAGATGGCTGTATATTAGAAACAAAAAATATAGATGTATATATCAAAGGTAAGAGTGATACACAAAAAGCGGCTGAAAGAATGATAGAAGCGTTTAAACTAATTAAATAAAATTACTTAACTCCTTAACGGGAGTTTTTCTTTTGCAATTAACCGAGAGGTTAATATAGAGTTCCGGAACGCCTCCTTGTATCCCGGGTGTAAAAGCCCGGGTACTATAATACAAGGAAAAGGAGGAGATATAATGAGGAGGCCTATTTTTATAACAGGAGTGCCACGTTCAGGCACAACATTAATGGCACAGATAATCAATAATCACCCTGACATTAACTGTGCTTATGACAGCGTTAATTTTATGAGGTTTTGGCATGATGACAAACACGAGTCAATACAGGATACGCACGACAGAATACAAAAAAGATGGGGTATGAGTTTTGATATTGAAAAGGTTTTAGAACAGAAAACTAAGGCAGGCATATACGACACTATGATGAAGTCTATATTTGACTCCGAAAAAACTTGGGGTGAAAAAACTACTATGTGTTGGAATGCTGTACCTGAGTTTTTAGAAATGTTTCCGAACGGTAGAGTAATCCATATGATAAGAGACCCACGTGATGTATTAGCAAGCTGGAAGAAATTCACAAACGCACCAGGTAACGATTATCTTGACATAGTTTTCAACTGTTTGGGTAGTATGCAGAGGGCTAAACTATATAGCAAACGTTATCCGATAGAAAACTATATGCACGTTAGGTTTGAGGATTTAGTTAGACATCCCGAGGAAATGGTTAGAGGTATGTGTTATTTATTCGACATAGAATATACTGACGAAATGATTAACCCCGACAAGTTTACGGATAAATCAGGGGATAAGTGGACCGGCAACTCTATGTATAAGGAATTTAAAGAGATAACACCGAAAGCGATAGGCAACTACAAAGACAAACTAAAAGAGTGGGAAGTGTTTTTTGCTGAACGTTATACTAACGATATGATGAGCGAATATGGTTATGATATAAGTATGATACCAAGTATAGGAACGATGACTAAGAAAAATATGGAGGCAAACAAGAGTGAATTGGTCAAGAGTGGGATAGAAAGATATGAGAATACAGGATTAGGTATTGAGAGGTTTCCTAATGATCCGACTAAAGAAAAAAACTGGGAAAGTGAGAAGAAACAACTAGCAAGGAGGCACAAATGAATATAGGTATAATACCATTAAGGAAAGGAAGCAAACGGATACCCGGCAAGAACAAGAAAGAAATAGCAGGTAAGCCGTTATTTAGGTGGGTATTAGATGAAGCAGTAAAGAGTCAACTAGATAAGATATATGTATATACTGACGATGCAGACATAGCAAGTTTAGCTGTAAAGGAGTATATGGATAACGATAGAGTAATAGTGAAAAGGCGTGATGATGAGAACGCCACAGATGAAGCAACGACTGAAGCAGCCATGGTAGAGTTTTGTGATAAGATTAACTGGAATTTTGACAATATAATGTTACTGCAGGCGACATCACCCTTGACGAAAGCTAAGCATATAGACGACGCATTATGGGTATTAGAAAATTCTGAGTATGATAGTATAGTAAGTTGTGTGAAGCAGAAAAGGTTTATTTGGGATAAGACAGGATACGCCAAGAACTATAATATATTCAACAGACCACTAAGCCAAAATTATGAAGGTTATTATGTAGAGAATGGAGCTATATATGCTACTACTAGAAATATGTTTAGAGCCACACATAATAGAGTATCGGGCGACATAGGTATAATAGAGATGCCGGAGGAAACTTATGTAGAGATAGATACTAAAAACGACTGGTTGATGGTTGAAGCGTTGCTTAAAAGAGCTGACATTAAAGTTGTTATGACAGACTGCGACGGTGTATTGACAGACGGCGGAATGTACTACGGCGATAAAGAATATAAGAAATTCAACACAAAAGACGGTATGGGGTTTCAATTATTACAAGAAGCAGGCTACGACACGGGTATAATATCAGGAGAAGATCACGGGAGCATAGAAAAAAGAGCTGAAAAGTTGGGCGTTGAATATTTGATTTTAGGCAGCCAAGATAAGCTGAACGATATAATGATACCGACAGATAATTTAGCATATATTGGTGATGACATTAACGACATAGAGTTACTTAAGAAAGCCAGTTGGAGTGCCTGCCCTAGTGATGCACACGAAGACGTTAAAAAAGTATGCGATTATGTATGTCAAGCTAAAGGTGGCGAAGGTGTATTTAGGGAGGTAGCAGAAATATTAAGGAGGCGATAAAATGGATAAACCTAAACTAATAGCAGAGATAGGTTGTAACCACAAGGGAGATTTTGAGATAGCCAAAGAAATGATAGAGGTTGCCGCTGATTGTGGAGCTGATGTAGTTAAGTTTCAAAAAAGAGATAATAAAAAAGTATTGACAGAAGAAGAATACAATTCACCACACCCAGTACCGCATAATTCTTACGGTGAAACATACGGCAAGCACAGAGAGTTTTTAGAGTTCGACATAGAAAAACACCGCAAGCTGAAAGAACACGCTGAACAAAACGGTGTTATATACTCTAGTAGTGTATGGGATATTAATTCAGCTAAAGAGATGGCCGAGCTTAATCCGGAGTTTATCAAAATACCTTCTGCACTAGCAACACATTATGAAGTGTTAGATTATTTACGAGATAACTACGACGGAGTATTGCATATATCTACAGGTATGACTAAACAAGAGGAACGCTTTAAATTAATGCAATATTTGATATATAACGAAATAGAAGCGGTAGTATATCATTGTACCTCTGGTTATCCGATAACATTCGAGCAGGCAAGATTATTAGGTATAAGAGAACTACAAAGCATAAGAAACCAAGTAGCAAACAACGGACACGATTATGGTATTACAACAGGCTACTCAGGACATCATAAAGGCATAGCTATAGACATAGCAGCATACACACTAGGGGCAGAGTATATCGAACGACATTTCACGCTAGACAGGACTTGGAAAGGTACAGACCACGCAGCCAGCTTAGAACCGCAAGGATTTGAAAGGTTGAAACGTAACCTTGTAGCGACATACGAAGCGTTACAACACAGGCCGGAAGGATTTTTAGATATCGAGAAGCCACAGGTTAAGAAATTGAGATGGGATAGATAACGGGGTGATATAAATGGCCAGACCTAGCAAATATGAGCAAGAGTGGAAAGATAAATTAGAAGTGATAGAAGGTTGGGCTAGAGATGGCTTAACTAATGAACAGATAGCACACAATATAGGTATATCAGCCAAGACATTATATGAATGGCAGAATAAATATAGTGAGTTCCGTAACGCCTTAAAAAAGGGTAAAGAAGTTATAGACCGAGAAGTAGAAAATATGCTGCTGCAAAAATGTAGAGATGGAAATATGACTGCTATAATATTTTGGTTGAAAAATAGGAAGCCCGACCAATGGCGTGATAGAAGGACACACGCAGTTGAGGGTGATACAGAGCTAAATGTAAACATCAAGGGTGTGTAGTATGAACTTAGACGTTGAGATGAACAAAGTATATAAACCATACTATGACAACTTAAATAGATACCAAATATTTTATGGCGGTGCAGGTAGCGGCAAGAGTTACTTTCAAGGACAAAAAACTATATTAAGAACATTGACCGATGATAGCAAAAAGACGTTAATTGTCAGAAAAGTAGGCAAGACGATAAGACATTCAACTTTCTCTTTATTATCGTCGATTATAGAAAAGAACAACCTCGGCCATTTATTTAATATACACAAATCAGATATGTCTATAAGTTGTGTCAATGGAAATACCATAATATCTAACGGATTAGATGATGTAGGTAAATTAAAGTCTATCACAGATATAACAGATATATGGATAGAGGAAGCTTTTGAAATAAGTAAAGAAGATTTTCAGCAATTAGATTTAAGACTAAGAGGGGAAACCGACCACACTAAACAGATAACTTTAACTTTCAACCCTGTGTCGCATTTATCTTGGTTGAACGATTACTTTTTTAAGAATCCTAAAAATAAAGCCGAGATATTAAAAACAACCTATAAGGATAATAAGTTTGTTGATGAAGAGTACAAACAGGTTATAGAAGACTTAAAGCACCAAGACCCTGTATATTATCAGATATACGCATTAGGTAATTGGGGCGTACTTGGAAACTTAGTATACACCAATTATGTAATAGAGGACTTTCCAACAAAACCGAAGTATTTCGACAATATAGTATGCGGCTTAGACTTTGGATATAATGACCCGAGTGCGTTCGTAGTGATAGGACTTAAAGACGATGAGTTGTACATTATAGATGAGTTATATCAGTCGGGATTAACCAACACAGACTTAATAGACAAGCTAAATAAAGAGTACAGTCAATACAAAGGCAGGCGTGTTACAGCAGACTCAGCCGAGCCGGACCGTATCAAAGAGTTAAAAAGAGCAGGCTGGCGTGTCAAAGGTGCTAAGAAGGGCAAAGATAGCGTTTCACACGGCATAGACTGGTTAAGACGCCACAAGATACACATACACGAGGATTGCGCTAACACAGCGGCAGAGATGCAGCAGTATAAATATAAAGAAGACAAGGACGGCAACGTATTAGACAAACCGGTAGACTTTAAAAACCACGCTATGGACTCTTTAAGATATGGAGTAGAGCCGTGGAGAAAAGAAAAAGCTATAGAGTTTTTGAGGTGAGATAATGATAACTCAACAACAGATCGCAAATAAGAAAATAAAAGAAAACGGTACTGCTACTGACTCTGACATCATAAAAGAATTAATAGAAGAACACAACGTAACATCTATGATAGAGGGGCAGGAGTACTATGAGAACGAACCAAAGATAAGAGATAGACAGAGGTATTATTGGGATAGAGGCAATCGCAAGGTTGACCCTACCAAACCTAATAACAAGATGGCACATAATTGGCATAAGTTGTTAGTCGACCAAAAAGTAGGGTATTTGTTAGGTAAGCCGATAAGTGTCAACGCCGAGCCTGATAGTTACGCAGAAAAAATTAACGATATGCTGACCGATGATTTCCACGATGAGTTACAGGAAACAGGCAAGGAAGCTGCCAATAAAGGGGTAGCATATTGGCATCCTTATATAGACAAGAACGGTGAATTTAGTTATGTTTTGATACCTTCTGAACAACTTATCTTGATATATGATAACCACTTACAACAGAATAAGACCGATGCTATAAGGTACTACAATATAACATTCAACGGTGAAAAACGCATAAAGGCAGAGTGGTGGACACCGAAACAAGTAACGTATTATATGGAAGATGCTAACGGTGATTTTGTTTTAGACCCGACAGAAGATGAGAACCCGGCTTCACATTTTTATTACCGAGATAAAGGTTACGGCTGGGAAAGAGTGCCTTTTATAGTGTTCAAAAATAACGAGGAGCAGAACAGCGACTTAACTTTTTACAAGGAACTAATCGACGTTTACGACAAAGTGAACTCAGATGTAGCAAACGACCTAGAAGAAATACAGCAAGCCGTTACCGTGCTGAAAGGCTATGAAGGTACAGACTTATCAGAGTTTATGCGTAACCTGAGGTACTACAAGGTTATTAAGACTTCCGAGGACGGCGACGTTGATTCATTAGAGAACGAGATACCTATTAATTCGATAGACTCATTCCTTGATAGACTAGAAGAAAACATCATAACGTTTGGACAAGGTGTTAATCCAAAGACTGACAAATTCGGGCAAAGCCCAAGTGGTATTGCATTGAAGTTTTTATATCATTTATTGGATTTGAAAGCCAATATAACAGCTAGGAAATTCAGGAAATCATTACAGGAGTTCTTCTGGTTTGTTACTGAGTTCTATGACATCAAAGGTGAAAAACAAAACGATTGGGAAGTATCTAATATAGAGGTAACATTCAATAAGTCAATGCTTATTAACGACAAGGAAATGTCAGAGATAGCACAACAAAGCAAGGGTATTATACCCGACGAGAATATACTGGCACATCACCCGTGGATAGAAGACCCACAGAAAGCTAAAGAGAAAATGGAAGAAGAACGAAGCGCGTATTTAGGTGATGAATAATGTCTGTTAAGGGTAAGATGAGAATATTAGATAATTACTCAGACCAACAAGAACGTGAGCTAAAACAAAGGCTGACTAAAGCATATAAGAGGGCCTTAGAGGAAACCACACAGGAGTTCTCTAAGGTATATCAGAAGTATGCTACAGGTGGGAAGCTGACATATACCGAGATGCAGAAATACGGCAGGTTAGAAAATTTAATGCAGGGCATACGTAAACGATTTTACGAGTTATACGAAGGGAACGAGAGCATAATAGTAGAGAATCTAGAGAATTTATTTGAACGGAACTATTACTATACAGGTTATATAATGGAGACGGAAGCACAGATGAAGTTAGCTTTTAGTATGCTTGATGACGAAGCTATAAAACGTGCGATAATGAATCCTATAAGTGGACTTACTTTGCCGGAACGCTTGGAGAAGAACAGAGACCAGATTATTATTAAGACTAGAGAAGAGTTAACACAGGGGTTAATTAAGGGCGAAAGTTATGACAAACAGGCTAAACGCATCAAAGATGTATATGAGGGCGACATAAACAAAGCACAGACTATAGTACAGACAGAAAACAACAGAGTGCGCAACGAAGCAAAACAGGCAAGTTATGACCACGCTAAAAAGAAAGGCTTGAATTTCGACAAGGTATGGGTGGCTACATTAGACAAGGACACACGTATGGAACATGCTATGCTTGACGGCAAGAAAGCAGACGAAGACGGTTTCTTTCACATGTCAGGAGCTAAGGCTGAATATCCGGGAGGTTTTGGAGTGGCCCGTTTGGATATAAACTGCAGGTGTACGACTAGAGTAGAGTTTAAGAATCTACCTCCAGAGTCAAGGAAAGCGCGGGAAAGTGGACAGAATAAGATCATAGATTATACAACTTACGAAAATTGGAAAGAGAACAGAGTCTTCTAAGGATGTGATAATATGAATCAAGGTGTGATTAACAAAATAGTTTCAATGTTTAATCCACACACAGGAGGCTTAGAAGTAATAGAAACAGACAGGGAGAATATATATCAAGGTAACGCTTTTTATGTTCATATAGAGATAGACACACTTACAGCAGGAAGCACAGACTATTATCAGATACAGACACCTTCTACTAAAGGTTTGTTTGTGAAAGCCGCTTCATTTAAGGCTGACGATGCTACAATGGAAATGGTACTTAACAAACCTACATCTACAGCACCAATTAACATAACGACATCTGGTACTGACGAGCTAGGCTCGCATAATATGAATAACAATTCGACGAGGTCAGCAGAAACCAAAGCCAAGTATAACGGTGTAGTAGTGAGTACCGACAAAGGTGTGGAATGGTTTAAGCTGAGAGTGAACGGTCAGACTACAAAATTCTCTAGGGGCAAAGATACTTTTGACTTAGGTACTGGTGAAGAGTTTATCTTGAAGCCGGCTACAACTTATCTACTCAGGTTTGTCAACAAGAGCACAGGTACAGACGGGCGCAATCTATTTTCTAGGATACGCTTCGGTGAAGAAGAAAATGTATAAGGAAGTGATGAGATGAATCAAGGTGTAGTCGATAAGATAGCGGGTTGGAATGATGAGCACACACAAGGTGTAGAAAACGTAAATAGTGATAAAGTACAG